TCCTAGATAAAATTAAATAAGTGAATGTGTCTTTAGAATCCTAAGATACCAAAGAAAAAGAAACTGCCTGTGGCAATATATGATATAAGTCCTGTAGTAAATCCGAGCATGGCAAGTCTGCCGTTAATCTTCTCAGCATTAGGACCATAACCCTCATACTCTGAGTCGAGATAAGGAACTGGCTCAGTTGGATACATGTTTTGTCTTCCGCCAGATTCGGTTACAGTAGTCATTGTGTTAAGTTATGTAACAATGTATATACTATATATCAAATTGTAAACTTTGTCAAGGGCGGTGTGACAGTTTCGTGACTGTCTTATGTTTTTTTAATAAGAAATATAACTTATTCTAATGTCTCTCCGTAATCTACTTCACTATTAAACTGTATATAATCTTCCATGTTTACGTCAGGTGTAAAGGAGATGTCACCTGTAGGGTAAGTAATGTCGTCACTTAAAAAGATAGGTCCTGCCTCCTCTTTGTGCTCGTGCTTTGGATACTCATCTCTGATTGATTTCAATCCTTGATAGTAATGAAAGAGAAGGTTGAGTGTCTCGTCTTTCAACTCTTCAGTTTCCAATGCATCTTTAAACGCTGCCTTTGCATAGTGGACAGCTTTATCAAAATTTTGGCAGGACATGGTGAGAAAATTAATTGTTTTTTATATAGGCTCGGACTTCATCGGATGGGTCTAACCACTTTGTGTATTCAAAGTCTTCGATGGCAGTCTCTAATTGCATACCATTATCACAAAGATACATGTCTCTGTATCTGTCTGTGTATTCGTTGTATTTCTGGATGCGATAGTCAGGCATTCCGTTATCAAGAGTCCCTGCTTCGACGTATCGGTATGGGAATCGCTCTGTGATGACAATAGGTTTCATGTGAGGTTTGTATAACCTTGTCATTATAGCACACTATGTGAAAGAAAACCACCCAGTAATGATAAATTTTTCTAATGTGTTTGATACTCTTCCTTTATGGAAGTGAGTCCAATCTGATGGCCATATGACAGTGTATCCTTTCTTAGCAGGGACATACTTGTCTTGATGATACCACTCTGTGCCTCCGTCAGGCACGTCATTCATGTATGTCATAAACACTAGGTGTCTATAGACATTCCCAGGTGAAGAGTTTGCCCTTTCAGTATGCCATTGCTTAAACCCACCACCTATAGGGTAGTGTTGCATTGATAGTGGCTCTTTGACCTCGAATCTTGATAGTTCGCTAAAGGGAAACCTCTCAATATATTTATTTAATACCCCTTGAAGAGCAACCATATAGTTTTGAATCTCTGGTATTCGGAGGTTAACAGGGATGTGTAGGTCTGTAGATTCTTTATATTCTTTATCAACATAGGTATCACCACCAGTATATACCTGTCCCTCACGAAACTCTAAGAAGTTTTGGTTGTGCCAGAAAAAGTATAGACCTTCAATGACTTCGTCATCTATGTAGTCACCCCAGATAAAATCAGAATGTCTCTCACAGAATCTACCTTTATAACTTACTATTTCATCCATCACTTGCGTACCTTTGGTAAACCACCGTCTTCAAATAGAGTTGCCTTAACTGTTTCAACATGTCCTTGCATATTATAAGAGACTATAGTCCTCCTTGTATCTGATTTATTTGGTGGTGCTTCGTGTGCAAGGGTAGAAGGAAATATAACCATGTCACCTTCCCTTACAGGTGGTGTATACATTTCTAGGTTACCATTCCATACATTATTAAATGGTGATATGAATCTAGTTGCTTCATGTTTCTTATGGTCAAACTCAACATAGATTATTGATGACCACCCACTGTGTCCATGATTGTGAAATGAATGTTGCACTCCTTTATAATATTTTTGATACCACATGTCAGTTAACTGCACCTTTGCTCTGTCTGAGAAGTCAGCTAAGTATGGCTCAATGATATCTATTACTGTCTCTGAATAGTCAGGCATCTCTGTAACCCCTGCTGCAGATGTTAGAAAAAAGTCTGTAAACAGACCTTCATCTTGGGGGTCAGCATGCTCGGGACACTCTTCTGGGAGAGCATCTAAAATTTTCTTCTTAGCTATATGCCAGTTTGCTATCTCATAGTGTATGAGAGGCACACTAAACATATTAACAACGGTCATCGCATCTCCTGCAACTCACGAATTCTTTCACTGACAACGATAGCGTCCTCAATGCGTCCTTCATTAACTAAGGTGTGCAGTTGGTCAATTAGTATCTCCACAGCATCCATCAAAAAATCACTGTCTTCTTGATACTCCATTGGTTTACCTAAGTACAACTCATCTATTATATAGGTGACCTTCCTACTTGTCAACCCCAAAATTCTTGACAAACCACTCTGCGTCCACAACCACTAGAGGTTTCTTACGATTCTTTTTCATGAAGAGTATAGGCTCGTGGTCTCCTGAGTTTGCTTCTGCCTGTGCATATGCTTCATACACATTCAACTTCTCTACATTCTTACACTCAATACTGAATGGGAATTTCTTTCTGGCATCCCTTGCCATGATTATATCTTCTCCTCCTGCACCCATACTCCTAGATTCAATGTCCTCAGGGTGTACATCACGATGCTCTATGAGCATGTCCCTTACCCATTGCTGAAAGCGTCTGCCCTTTCCTTTAGCACTTTGTGTTTTCAACCTTTATAATCTGTAAATGATAATTTAATTCTTGGCTCATCTTCAAATAAGATGTCGCCAGACTCCTGCTCAGTTGATGACTGCTCGTCATCTAAAGGTGAGTCCCAAGGTTCTCTTTCCATTATTCAATGACGTCCTTATATGATAGGGATGCTGCAGGCTTACTGTATGCTGCCTCAAGATATCTATCTGGGTTTTCCTTGATAGCATCTTCTAATTCTGCAGATAACTCTTTAAGTTGATGTGCTATTTCTTTGATTCTATTGTAGTCCATATTTTTTCTTAAAGAAAAGGAGACCATAAGGTCTCCTGTATTATACATGTTATTTCTCTGTTTGTCTAGGGTCAAACAGATTCCAGTTATTCATATTGAATGGTTGTAAATATACCCATTTTGCGTAATGGATGCCCCTGTAACATAGCATTGCGAATACTCGCTCAGGGTCGTGTTTCTCAGGATCATACTCTGGTAAATCTGATGTAGCACCCCAGCTAAAATGGATTCTTAGCATTGTCTTATACCCTTAACGCTTGAAGAAGGCGAACCTCTCCGTAGATTAAAGTCAAAACAACTGCGATTCCAAGAGAAATTTCTGCAACTACTTGCATACTGCCTCCTTGTTTACTGGGACTCCTCGATACACGAGTTCCTTTTTGTTATTCACGATTTGCTTAGGACGATTTGTGTCGTACTGAACTCCTCTGTATGTGACTTGTGCCATTTGGTTTTCTCCTAAAGTAATTGGGTGGTTTAATTCCCGTTCCTTCAGTCGGCTTTTGCGTCCCTACAATTCAAACCATGTGTCTCACCAAAGTCATAATACAAATCGATAACTTCCTGTCTATCTTCATCGCTAAGGTCAGGGTAGACTTTAGCACGATTGACAAGAGTGTCAATGTCTGCACATGATACTGTAATTACAGTGGCAATTAAAGTTTCAATCATAAGGATGAACGATTCCGTTCCGAGTCGGCTTACTTGCGTCCAATGATGTAAGTGTTGCACTCACCTTCAACCTTTGTCCTAAAGTAATCTATAAGATACTCTTGAGCATCGGGTGTATGATTCGGATTGCTCAGAATCTCTACCCTTTGGTTATTCCATTCCTGACATGACATTTGCCAATGGTAACTGTTATGCTCAGAAATGAGAAGTGCTAGTGCTAAACTTTCCATTTGGATGAACGTGTGGACATCATAACATATCCACTACTATTTAGCAATCTATTGTAACAAAGACCGTATACGGTATCATTTATTACGTTTTTTTCTTCTTGTTGGTTGATTTGGTAGCTGCTTGTGTCTTTTTAAATCGCTCTTCACCTGTTTCAAAAACTTCAAGTGGTCCCTCATACCATTGGTCAGGTCCAGGCCACGAATGCCTGTCCCACCATCCTTCTTTCTCCTCATTCATATTATTCATAGGTTTATAGTTTGAAACCACTAAATGTATTCTTGTCAACGTCCTGCTTAATACCACCGACAATATAAGATTCTATCTCTGTCTCTTGTGGAGCATTCTGTTGTCCTTTAGAGTTGAGCCAATGCTCAGTCCAAGGTAAAGGATTATTCCTTGCGGGTATATCATACATGGTTTCTAGTCCGATTGCTTTCATGCGTCTATTGGCAACCCACTCGATGTATTGATGCAATAGTTTCTCGTTAAGACCTATCATGCTACCGTTAGAGAAGAGGTAGTTTGCCCAGTCTTTCTCTTCGTTAACTGCATTGGCAAACATCTGACGCACATTCTCTTTCTCTTCTTGTGCAATCTGTTGCATGTCAGGGTCATCACCCTTCTTCCATTTGTAAAGTATCTTCTGTGTCAACGCAAGGTGTTGTGATTCGTCTCTTGCAATAAGGGATATGATCTTAGCTGACCCTTCCATAAGCTTGAGCTCACCGAATGCGAAAGAGCAAGCAAAACTAACGTAAAAACGAATACCTTCAAGGATGTTGACATTGGCAATAGCTCTATAAAGTTTACGTTTGACATCCCTTAGAGTCCACTGTGATGTGGGGGATTCTTTCCAGTCTGGTTTCCACATATTACTTTCAGCATACTCACCTACTACATCAAGAAACTCATCGTATGCTTTAGTGACTGACTTAGCACGAGAGATAATCTTCTCGTTATCTAATACAGTATCAAAGACCTCACCTG